TGTATATAGTCATGCACGTAATTGTATAGAGGATCCTGGTGAATATTATCTTGTGCCTTACCAAATGCGAGGAAAAAGTGTAGTAGTAGCAACTTGGCTTGCGTGTTTTGATGGACACACAGAAGTATTTTTAATTGGAGTCGACGGACTTACTGCCCAAGATGAGCCAAATCAAAAGTTAATAAAAGAAATGAATGGTATTTTTGTAGACTATCCTACAGTAAAATTTCACTATGTGTCTGATGGTGCAAAAGCCCACAGTCTGTGGCGAAACCATGTTAATTTTCAACAACAAAGTTATGCTGAATTTATCTCATATTGTGATATTTGAAACTTTTTAATTGTATCTATCTTACCAAGTATTTCATCAAAATTTATTGTAGTCCATAAACCTGGATGTAGAGGCTTTGGCCATACTCCACTTGTAATCCAACTATAACCATGATGTTCTCTGTTTAGCACAGGCGTAAATTCATTGTCAATAAGACAAAAAAATGTATGGTAACTGAAATGGTTATCTGCACTGGTAAATTTTTCTATTGGAACAAGTTTTACAATTTCAGGCCATATTCCAATTTCTTCTAAACATTCACGTTGTATTGCATCAGTGAGATTTTCTCTGGCATCAACTTTACCGCCCGGCAATCCCCAACAACCAGGGTTTTTAGTATCATTTCTTAAAAGATACAAATACCTATTAGTACTAATACTATAAAACCATACTCCAACCGCATTTATCATAGTACTAAACTCCATTCACCTTCTGGGTACAAGCCTTCATAGCTCTTAAGCCATTCTCCTCCGGCCCATCTATATTGTACACTAGTGGTTAGATTGCTAACATATTGTACATTAGTTTCTTTGCTAGAATCAAACGCAATATTCCAACGTACACCGTCGTATTGTACAATATCGTTTGTGTTTGCTACTAGTGTTGAGCCATCTGTGCCTCTCCATGCTTGAGCAAAACCTGGGTCTTCTGTACTGCCACTGCCAGTATCGTTTATAAACAAGTATCTTTGACCAGCAGCCGCCACCGCTAATCCGTTTATTGTGCCTGGACCTTTTGCTTGTGGATCAACTATTGCATTTACTGCGTCAAGTGTGTTAGCAGGAATAGTGTCTATATCAACAGTAAACAATAAAAATCTATCGTCGGTTGGATCATAAGATACTGTTCCAACAATGATTGTCTCATCATATGGATTATCAAGTCTTACCTGACTTATCCCGTTGCGTAAACTACCATACAGATCAACAACTGTGTGCCATAACAGGTTGCTAGGAGGAGCAGTTGGAACCTGCACGCCTGAATTGTTTGTTACTACTGCTTTGGTTTCGAGTACCTGTAACTTGTTACCAATTAATAATGTTTGATAATTGAATGGAGTAAACTTTTGTCTTGTACCCATTAGTAAGTCACTGTTAAATATTGCTTCTGCCATATCGCCGTTGCCATCAAACACACTTGCAACAATTTTTTCTACTACTCCAAGTTTCTTTACTTTTGCTGGTGGAGAAATGTATATTGGCATTATGAATCTTAGTGTTGCAATGTCAATTGCATCGTCTGTGCCCTGCGGTATAGAACGTGAACTCCATGTAACCTGTTCTAAATACATTACACTTAGACTGGTCCAGTCTATAAAGTTTTCTGTGCTTTGTATTTCTAGACCTGGATTAAACAATGTTAACAACTGTTCTAGTAATTGTAATTTTTGGTTCGTATTTGAAGTCCAGATATCTAAGTTCACCTCTAAATCAAATGGCACAGGCATAAGTTTTTCAATTGTAAACGCATTACCTTGTGTAGTTTCATATTCTTGATTTTGAGTGTCCCAATATCTTTGACGTACATTTTGTTTCTGTACAAAGTATGGTTCTTGCATCCTATCACGTGCATAGTTTAGGTTTGTAACATGAAATGTCATCAGAGGAGTTGCTGGCAAACTGTTGGCACTATTTTGTTGTATTATGGTTTGTGCTTGTCGTGTAGCATCTCCATAACGCACTGGCACTCTATACAATGCTTTTGCACTGTTATCTTCAGTTCTGCCGTATTCTACTTGAAAGTTAGAGAATACTCTGGTAAATTGCAACAAAAATCTTCGTATCTGTTCGTCATAAAAAAATTGTTGCATTAATTGTCTGCCTGAGGTTTAAGTATTTTACTCAATGGTTGTCTTTGATCTATTTGTCCACGATCTTCAGTATTAGTTTTATTTGTATTATTAACAAAACTACTACGTTGTGTTTGTGATTTTACATTGCCGTGATTAGCAACTGCTTTTTCTTTATCACCTGGTGTCAAATTAGTCCTCACGTCGTCTTCATACTTAACCCATCTTGATCCACTATAGCGAAAAAGTCTATTTGGGTAGTAGTCTAGTCGTAAAGCAAAATCACCTTCTTGTGCATTAGGTGGAAAACTTGTGCCAGGAGTAACAGGTAATCCGTTTGGTGCAATACCATCACCGGTTAAGTATCCTAAAGTGTATCCGTTTGCCCGTGGGCTTTGCGGTTGCCCATCAACATCAACATTGGTGCTATCAACAGTGATACCTGTGTTATCAACTGTGTAACTGTTTGGATCTGCTGGTGTGCCATCTTCGTTAGTTGGAACAATATAAAACTTAACAGTATCATATCCACTTAATGGAACCTCGTACTCTGCTTGTGTAAGAATAGCATCATTGATTTCTCTATCCTTAACGACAGTAGCAAATGTTTCTTGTTCACTAAGTGGCGTAAACTCTTCCCACTTAGTGGTATCAGTTATTTCAACACCTGGGTCGACATCGTCTACTGCCTTGTAGTATGTGTCGCCAGCGAGTACAATACTTCCTTTTGGATAGTAGTTTCCATTATCCCAAATATTTTCAACTTCAAATGGCTTTTTAAGTATGTCATAGTACTCTTGAGCACTTACCAACGGTGTTGCTTTTACACGCCACAAATGAGGTAACCATGTTTGTGAGAATCCTTCACTGGCAAAAGCGGCATCTTGTATAACATAGTATTTTGGAATAGCTTTGGCTATACCACTATCTAATGGATTGTAATCTTTTAAGTTTGGAAGCTCTAATACATCTCCGCTCATAAGTTTACGGCCAAGTGTATCAATCATAAAGTTGTAATGAAATGTAATGAACAGCGTGTCGTTATTTAAAAATAGTCCAAACTGACTTAGGTCAAAGTCAATGTCTTGTGCATTGTATACACCTCGCATTTGATAAACATCGTCATCGTATTTTCTGTCTCGATTTTCTAATAGGAATAAGTCCTCAATAAACAGTGGCGATTCGCTTGAATAAGCAGGCTGAGTAGCATCTTGAGTGCCTCCGCTTTCACTTGAACTGTCATCACCATGTGGTGTTGGTCCAAGATACTTGTGTATAAACATATCTACACCGCCAACCTGATACATTTCCATAACAGTGCGGTCAATAAATTTGTAATCGTTTTGACGATTAGGGCGATATAAACTTAGTCTAGGCATACAGTAATCCTTCTTACTGTATTTATGGTCTTAGATGTTTACCTTAACTGGATCGTTGCCTGTGATAGCAGTCATCTTCTTACAAATACCACTGACATCTTCTAGTGTTAAAAAGCCTTTTACTGTATCGCCAGGCTCTGTAATGCCAGGAAGTTCAACTCCTCTGCCGGCAACAGTAACCATTATTTCATACAAGCCTTGTGGTCCACCATAACTGCCTTCGTGTTGTACAACACTTAGCTCGTACTTTTCAAAATCAAGTACAAGTTGTATTCCTTTGTGGTACTTGCTAGTATCAAAAGATAATCCTAATAATGTCTGGTTCATTTTAGTGCATCCTTAGTTGTGCCACCGCCTTGATAACTTTGTGCTTTTAGATTTTCTAACTTGGTTACCATATCAAAAAAGTTTTTAAGCATTCTATCAGTAGCATTTTGTTGTTCAATACCAGCAGGTATACAGACTGCTTCTATATCAACACTTTTTAGTGCATCTACTGCGGTAAGACAAGTTGACTTGTCTGCATAAGTCATTGGATTAGCCAACATCATTGTTATTAGCATGAACTTCATATGTAAATCCTCCATTTAGTTTACTATTCATTCTACGTAATAGGTACATAGCATTCTGTCGCCAGTAATCCTTTCCCCATGTGCCTTCTGCAAAACCGTCAGCGGCATGCCAACAGTTATCTATACGTCTTTCGTATAGTTGAAACTCTCGACTATCCATATTTTAAATCCGTCATCTCATCTTTATAACAATTCACTACTTTATAGTCATAGTGTTTAGAAGTAATTTTAATATTTCTTGGAAGTGACACTTGCATCATCCAATCTAT